GTTTGTGTTGGTAGACGATCAAATACATGTATGCAGGATACAAAGTTTTCGGGAAAGGATTCTTTGACGTATTTCGGGAATAGATGCCACACCAATGCGTTAACAGGCGATAGGTTTTTGACAAAGTCCATAGGAGTGTTGACAAAGGGTTTAACCTCTACATCTAACACATGGAATTTGATAAAGACACCATCGCAAGTTCTTCCTGTCCGGCCCCTCCGTTGCAACAAAGTTTGTTCTGAAAGTGGGTAATAGGAAACGTCCACTTGATCAGCAAATGAAGTTGCACCAGATTTCTCCCTCCCATCCTCACGAGTATGGAAATTGACCTGGATATCAAAATCCATGGTCAAAACAAAATTGACATCTGGTATCGTCAATCCAGCATCTGAAACTGAGGTCGAAATGTATGCTGTTGCAGAGGGATCAATTATTTTATCCTGGGATGACAGGAAACAAACTTTATGACGAATAGCGCCAGCAAGTTGTTCCTGATGTTTCCGTGTGGGAACAAATATTAGAACCTTCTCAAGACTAACGCGATTATTTGTGAACATCGCAGCATACTTTAAGAAGTCTGAGATGGCAAACACCTCTTTGGACGCCTCGGTGACAGAGAATTGTGAATTCGAAGGGAGCTCGAACATGTTCGGAAGATCTGGTATTGGAGTTGCTGTAATTGCAAGCATCGCTCCATTGTAAGATTGAAGATAATTGCGCATCACGACATATTGAGGTTCCTGGATGTGCGCTTCATCCAAGACAAGATACACGTTGGGGTCGCGTAATTCAGGGTGGAGGAAATAGCTTTGTACAGTTGTATAAACTATTGTATCCTCAATCTTGTGTTTAAACCCCTCAGTGCAAATGCCAATACCAGTATCTGGGTAAAGGGCTTGCATGTACTGTCCCACTCCAACACAAACCAAATGACGGGGCACAATAACAACCACCCTTTTCTTAACAAGCCCCTGCAACCTGGCAATGAGCCTGGTCGACTTGCCAATCCCAGTCGGGGCTTTTAGGGTGAAAGCATTTTCAAATCTGGGTTGTTGACCCAATATTTTATTGTCAAATGGCTGAAAATCGATTGATCCTGAGGGGGACAAGGACCTGAACACCCAAGAAATGAAGCGGGCAAGCAAAATTGAAGGAGAGAGTAGATCCACACCCACGGGTAAGAAGGGAAGATCTATGTTGACGTAAGAGAGTAAGAATATGAGGATTAACTCCAAGATATGAAGCTCTAACTCAACAATGATTTGTGAAACTCTCCCTGTTAGCCCGAAAACTAGATTGATGTAGAAGGTGTCAAACAACCGAACCAAATCTAACACATTGAAAAATCTGCGTTTTGTGATCCACCTTGTCAGGACAAGATACAAGTAGTGCCGTGAGGCAAGAACTCCGTATGGCTCATCCTGAATACTCAAAGTGTCATTTCGCAAGAACGAATAAGGGGTGCGTGACAAAAGCACTCCTGCTGTAGCTGGATCATTTTGAACACCATTCGACATAGCTACATATGTCAAAGGCCAAGAAATCTGATTGCTCGCTTTACGCTGAATCCAATCAGCCCAAATGGTATTGGTGTATCGAGGTGACAACAGAGTTGGGAAATCTGATATCCACCTCACAAATTTATCAAAGGGGTCAGGACTTGTTGTGATTTTCATGACAGCATTGTCATTTTCATCATCATCATCATCCCCGAAGTGTTCTGAATAAGGAAAGGGCTCAGAAGAGTACCACTGCCGTAAAACCCCATCGTAAGAGGGGGGGGTGTGGAGTGCCTTCAAAGACCTTTTGTGTTCAATCAGGAAATTCCTTGCCCTTTGATATGCTCGTTGTGATTCACGAGCAAGTTTGTCATAAACTTCTTTTTGATGTGCACATAGATACATGTATGACAATAATGCATCATATGATGCTACCGGATCACGAGCCTCCTTGGCCGAAAGGCCTGCTCCTTTGATCTTACCAATCAACCTTTCAGTGTCATGGACGGTCGCAAAAGTGAGTGGCACATCCACTCTTTCTTTTTGTAATTCTCGAACAACATCAGGAGTCAAAGGAATGGGTTTCTTAGATAAGAAAGAGAATTTAAGGGTCCTGGCATCATCTATCTTATGGGTTTTGATCGCCTCCAAGGTTGGAAGAAAATCTTGACCAGGCGCCTCATCTCTCATCATAGTGCCAATTTCCGCCATCCTTTTCATAGCCTGATTTGGATTCCAACCAAATACTGGGTCATAACCCAGCACATGATCGTCCCCAAAATTGCATAGAGTATTAAAATTGAAAAACTCACGAGCTCTCAATCCAGTGGTCTTCCGCCAAGCATAAAGATAATTGACGACTAGAGCCAATGAGTTGTCAGGCGTTGTAGAGGAATGCCCAGTGGTAAATCCTTGGTGTTTTTCAGCAATATCACCAAAGTTTTTAAATCCCATGGGTTGATCCCTCAACATTTCATAACTAATATCTATTAACTGGCAGATTTTATCATACTCATCTTTATCGAGGTGTGAGTACCCTTTCTTTCGACATTCAGCAATAAGTCGTAGTACGACAGGAGCTTGCGTCGAATCAAAGGCCGTCATGTCACCCGCAAAGACTTTCTCATGAGCCAG